ATTTACAAAGCCGAGCATTCTATTCTGTATCCTGCGCTGGGCTTGGCAGGTGAAGCAGGGGAAGTCGCCAACAAAGTAAAGAAGATGCTGCGTGATGGTAACTTTGATCGTCAAGCTATTGCAGCGGAAGTAGGTGACGTGTTGTGGTACATTGCTGCACTATCACGAGACTTAAACTTAGAGATGCAAGACCTTGCTATGAAGAACCTAGAGAAGTTGTATGGGCGCAAGGCACGAGGAACATTACAAGGATCAGGAGATAAAAGATAATGACATTACGTAACGACATTGGACCGACAATAGATATATCAGAAGAGATTCACGCAATGAAGTATCGCTCAAAGGGCGAGACATTCCGTGAAGCTATGACACGTGTAGCAGAGGCGTTGAAAGATGACGAGGGACATTTTAATAACTTCCGTACAATCCTCTACGAGCAACGCTTCCTGCCTGCAGGACGTGTACAGTCAGCTATGGGTGCACCTCGCCGTGTAACACCTTACAACTGCTTTGTGTCTATGACTATTGAAGACAGTATGGATGGTATTATGGAAGCTGCTCGTCGTGCTGCAGAGACTATGCGTTTAGGTGGCGGCATTGGTTATGACTTCAGTACGCTACGTCCACGTGGTACACTGATCAAGTCACTAGAGTCTAAATCATCTGGTCCTATCTCATTTATGGGTATCTTTGATGCAGTGTGCCATACAATCGCATCAGCAGGACATAGACGTGGAGCACAGATGGGTGTCCTACGTGTTGACCATCCTGACATTGAAGAGTTCATCACAGCAAAGAACAACTCTGACACACTGACACAGTTCAACATCTCTGTAGGTGTGACTGATGAGTTTATGACTGCAGTAAAAGAAGACAAAGACTTTGACCTAAAGTTTGATGGACGTGTGTACAAGACTGTGAGTGCTCGTGCTCTATGGGATCAGATACTACGTAGTACTTGGGACTGGGCTGAGCCAGGTATTCTATTCATTGATCGTATCAACAAGAAGAATAACCTGTGGTATGCAGAGAAGATTGCAGCTACTAACCCCTGTGGTGAGCAGCCACTACCACCCAACGGTGCGTGTCTACTTGGCTCATTTAACTTAGCTAAGTATGTTGTTGAGCACGAGGGTAAGTACGTCTTCAATATGAACCAACTACGTAATGATATCCCACACGTTGTTCGTGCTATGGATAATGTAGTTGATCGTGCAACGTACCCACTTATGGAACAACAAGGAGAAGCACTTAGTAAACGTCGAATGGGTCTTGGTGTTACTGGTGTAGCAAATGCTATCGAAGCACTAGGGTTTGAGTATGGTAGTGACAGGTTCCTCAAAACTCTTGAAGAAATTATGGGAGTGATTAGGGATGTTGCGTACACTACATCTGTTGAGTTGGCTATTGAGAAAGGTCCGTTTCCTCTATTTACTCAAGCTTACCTTGAAAGTGGTTTTGCTAAGTCTCTTCCTGATGATATCCGCAATCTCATTAGCGATCACGGTATTCGTAACAGTCATCTGCTTTCTGTTGCTCCAACAGGAACTATCAGTTTGTCAGCCGACAACGTATCCTCTGGAATCGAGCCTGTCTTCTCACATTACTACGACAGAACTATCCAAACCTTCGACGGACCAAAGGTTGAGCGAGTAGAGGACTATGGATATCGTGTGTTTGGTGTGAAGGGTAAGACTGCAGATGAGCTATCTGTGTTTGATCACGTCAAGGTGTTGAACGTAGCGTCACGCTTTGTTGATTCAGCTTGCTCTAAGACTTGCAATGTAGGTTCTGATGTTTCTTGGGAAGACTTCAAGCAGGTGTATATGGATGCGTATGATGGCGGTGCATCTGGTTGTACTACATTCCGTGCAGCAGGTAAACGTTATGGCATTCTTAATGCGTCTACCTCTGAAGACGTAGCTGAGGAACCAGTAGTCGAAGAGACTCAGGATTACGTTGAGGAAGGTGGCGCTTGCTACTATGACCCTGCTACTGGCTTGCGTCAGTGTGAGTAGGAATCGCACAAATAAATTAGGGACTATCCCATCACCCTGCGTGAAGGTCTGTCGTATAGACGTTGATGGATTTTGCGTGGGGTGTAAAAGAACTCTTGACGAAATACGAGAATGGTGTATAATGTCAGAGTACGAGCAACAGAAACTCTTGTTTGAGTTAAAGTGGAGAAAAGATGCAGCTAGACCTGTTCAAAGAGAACGTACAGAATAAACCTAATACAGCTGAAGGTACAAAGATATGTAAGGACTGTAAAGAAGAGAAGCTTATCGCAGAGTTTCGTACTGCTTACTGGGGTAAACAAGGTAATCGTATATACTGCAACCAGTGCAGTGCTTGCCACAACAAAGCTACTGGTCTAGTTCGTACATTGAAAAAGCTAAACCCTAAACCTAAAGACGGTAAGTGTCAAGCTTGTGGTGACGTACCTGATGTGCTGCACTTAGATCACGATCACAGTACAGGTATGTTCAGGGGTTACGTATGCGAAGGGTGTAATCACAGTATGGGTAAGTCTAATGATGACCCTGAGAAGTTAATCAAGCAAGCGGAGTATCTACGTGAACGATCCAGTAAATAAACCAATACACTACAACCAAGCTGGCATTGAATGCATTGACGCTATCGAAGCTATGACTCAGAATATGTCAGGCGCTATAGCACCACAGGCAGCTAACGTTCTGAAGTATATGTGGCGATGCGAATACAAGAATGGCTTAGAGGACATCGACAAAGCTATCTGGTATCTCAATCGAATGCGAAAGCGCTGGGTAGAAACACACAAATAGTTGTTGACAGTGTGTATTACTTATGGTAAACTACACGCACATCCCCCAGCACTGGAGTTAGTATGGGATTTAGTATAGAAGAAGAAGCTAAGCGTTTCATTGAACATAAGCGCGTACAGTTCATCCAAGGATTAGACGATGCAGCGTCTGACTTAATCCATTACTTAGATGATAACTTACACAATGCTGATGAGAAAGACTACGCTATCAAGGCTCTGAAGGAAGCTGCTTTATGGGCACGAAGTTGTGCTACAAAACACGGCATTAAGTAGAACTAGAAAGGGGGGCTTATTTGCCCCCCTCTTTTTATTCTTCCCTCTTATCTTTCCTGAGTTCCTCCATCAACTCAACGTATCCTACAAACAGTTGAAGCTGAGGTAGTTCTAGGTCTGTGAGTTCTTCATCACCTAGACCAAACTCTTTCTGGTAGTCCTGTATGCGCCTCTTATTAGCATACTCACCAGCACCAAGCTTATACAGCAACAAACTACGTGTATCCTCTGGGTCAAAGCTGTTAGCTAATATCTCCTTAACAAACTTTTTACTTGTATTGATAGTATCGTAGATATATTGTTTACGCTCTTCTGGGTTACCTGACTTCCACTTAGATTTCTCTAGCAACAAACCAAACTCGTACTCTAAGATAGGCGCAATGATACGGTTCATATCGTTACGTGCTTCAGGAATAGATGTACGTATGTTAGTCTTCCAGTCAGCAATACCAGCCTCGTTAAACGCACGTTCAGCTGATGATGTAGCTGGAGAGAAGCGTACACCAAAGACTTTACCTATAGGCACCTGATCAGCCTCTGTAGTAATGGATTGATACTTCTTCTCAGGCTTAACGTAAGCACCGATAGACTCTAGTAGTTCATCTGAATAGCGTACAGAATTGTTTACCCACGCAGCGCCTTGCTTACGATCAGGTGCTACATAGGATTCACCCTTCATCATACTTGCAGTAAGGTTAACTGGGTCAAGGAAACGTGTATAACCTGATGCATACATAGAGGTTGTATTCTGTATAACTTTAACTACGGCTTGACCATACTCAGGGTCTTCGGCAGTAACAGCATCAGAGATAATATCATACATACCTTTCATATTGTCATCTAGCTGACGAGTAAGAGCACCAGGACCAAACGTTAGTACTACCTCGTCAAACAATTCACGAGGAACCGTACCGTCTTTCTCAATGTGAGCACCCATACGTCCAATAGCTTTGTAGAAGATATAAGGGAAGTCATATAGACGGTTACGGATAGAGCCATCCGATGCACGTTCTTCATACCAAGCTAAGCCTGCATCTAGGTTCTCTTTCTCATACTGAGATAGCACACCGATAGATGTAAGACCTACAGCTGTCTTAGTGAGAAGCTCTACAGGATCACGTGTTGTACCTGCCCAGTACTTAT